TGGCACTAATTGCTTTAAGCGGCGTCGGTTATACAGCAAGCGACAAACGCGCAGAAATGGAAGCGTATAGGGATAAACTGGTAAACGATCGCGATAGGCTTTTACAAGCTGGCGTAATTACACCAGGATCTAGTAAAGAATTGCAATATAAAGTTGCGATAAACAAAGTAACTGTTGCGCTTCAAGATTTACCAAGTGTTAACGGTATTGGTGATTTTGACTGGCAAAATGCGTTTAATAGTTTAGTAAGTGCGGCCCCAGCAATTATTACGGCTTCGCGTCCTGGTGGGCAAGATCAATTTCAACAATTTGATCAAGGATTACCAAGTTTGCGTCCTGGACAACCAGAACAAAGACAGGGTATTAACACAAACACAATTTTGTTAATAGGTGGCGCGGCACTAGCAGCTTTTTTAATCTTTAAGAAAAAGTAATGTATTACGGTAATCAAAATAAAATTGGAGTAGTACCTATTGCGGCTGTTGTTACAACCGCTGTGAAAGTATTACCTGGTTTAATACCTTTTTTTAGGGGCGCTTTTCAAAGCCCAGCTGGCGACGCCAGGGCTGTAATTAATGCAGTTAAGCAACAAATTACAAGCCAAGACGCCAGGACTAGATTAGGTACTGTAATAGCTGGAAGCCAGCAAAATTTTAGGGCCGCTGATGTGGACGTAAACGAAATGTTATTTTGGTATAGACAAAACTATCCAAATGATTATATGGAATTATTGCCAGAGGATAAATTATTTTGGAATAGTTACCTAGATAATTACAGACAAAAATTTTTAATGCAAAGGCCTGATTTGCAAAATAATTTTTTAAATAGATCTTATTTTACAAAGGAGCAAATTAACTATAAACCAGAAACACCAGGAACGCAAAAGGCTGGATTGAATATGTGGGTTACACTAGGACTTGTGGGCGCTGGTATTTTCGCACTATCAAAAATGAAAAAATAATGACCGCAGCACAAAAAGCAGCAAAGGCAAATTTCAAAAAGGCCATTGAGTACAGAAAAAAAACTGGCGTTTCTTTAAAAGAAGCGTTTGCGCACGTTTACGGTAAAAAGAAAGTAGGCGCGGCACCTAAAAAGAAAGCAGCAAAGAAGTCAGCACCTAAAAAGGCGGCTAAAAAAGTTGTAAAGAAGGCAGCACCTAAAAAAGCAGCAAAGAAAAAACATACAAAATACGGAGTTGTTAAAAAGCACGTTCGTAGAGTAGCTGGAATGAAAAAGCCTGAAAGCGTACACAAAGACACTAAAAGCCACAATGTTAATATCCGCGTAGTATCTGGAATGGAAAGCGTAGCTATTGGAAACGTAAAATATTTATTTGAACAAATAAGAAAAGCAGAAGGGCAATTTCAAATTTTAAAGGATCGTAAAAAAAGGGATAAAAAATTAGTAGGTTTTGACGCTAAATTATTTCAAAGATACCCTGGCTATATTAAATCTTTAAAAAAGCAGTTAACAGAAGCTAAAAAGAATATAAAATAAAATGTATAAAATTTCTTTATATACTAAAAGAAAGGCAAAAGCGTTAAATGTAATTGTCTTACCTAGTGAAAAGAAAAATAAAAAAATTGATGTTTATGATGTTTACGGTAATTTGTTAGCAAGTGTGGGTGATCCAAACTATTTAGATTATCCTAGCTTTTTAAGATATTGCGGTAAAAAGATAGCAGACGAAAAAAGAAAACTATATAAAATAAGGCACCAGAAAGATAGAACGGTTAAAGGATCCCCAGGATATTACGCCGATCAATTACTCTGGTAAATTAAATACTTCACAACAATTTAAAAACAAAAAAAATGCGTAGAAGAAAAGCAGCAAAAAAGTCAAGCAGACGTCGCAGAATGTCTGGTATTGGCAAAGTAGGCGGCGCAGCTACCAGCGTACTTTATACAGTAGCGGGTGCAGCAGCAGCACAATTAGTTGGTAAATTTTTACCAGCAGCAACAAACGATAAGATCAAAGCAGCAGTACCAGTTGCAGTAGGTCTTTTCTTACCAAAATTTGTAAAAGGAGCAGCTGGCCAGGGCCTAGCAGCTGGTATGATCGCCGTAGGTGGTTTAAAACTTGTACAGTCTTTTGGAGTGTTAAACGGTATCGGTGCGCTAGCTAGTGATGTAAATTACAAGTTACCAGCAGTTGCAGCATACTACAACCGCGAAGGATTAGTTGACAAAAGCTATATGACGCCGTCAATAGCTGGCCTGGACGAAGAAGGCTGTTAATTATTTTCTTTTCACCTTTATTAAAAAAATAAAACTTATAGCAAATGGCAACTCAAATGGGAAGCAGAATGGTTTTCGAAAATGCGAAAACCCTAGTGCGCAGTTTAGGTTACAGTGTTGAACACGCTAAATTGACGCAATCATATTTACGCAGTGAAGTAGCTTTAAGCACTTCTATTGCAAACTATCATATTCCAGTACTTGTAAACGATACTCAAAACGGTGCAAGCCGCGTAAACGAGAAGCGTTTAAACCTACAAGATATTTTTGTTACAACTGAAATTTCAGTTTTAATTGGTGTAGGATCTGGAACAAACACAGCTGCAAAACTTTATACATACCCAAACAGTACTGTATTTACTTCTGCAACTGATGACAATTTATGGTCGATTTTCAACGGTTTTTTGAACCTTACTATTAATAACGAGCAGATTTTGCCAGCATGGGACGTATTACGTCACTACTTTGTGCCGCAAACTCAACAAAGCGCAAGCACTACTGACCAATGGGCAGCTAGCAGCGACGCGTTTTATCCAGTTGAGCCAGGTATCGTAATGAACGGTGCTGCAAATATTAACTTCCAGCTTACTGCAAATGGTGCGCCAGCAACAGTATTAGCGGATAGCTTTATTTGTGTGGTACAACGTGGTATCCTTTGCCAAAACGTTACTACTGTTAAATAGTATTAACCTAATGCGCCTGGCGGGCCTTAATCGCCGCCGCCGACGGTCGGATATTACCGTCAACTTTTTTAATTAATTAATTTTGAAATATGCGTATCAAACGTTTTGAAGCAGTCGAAATTCCGGTGCCTAATGGATCAACCCTTACGCGCTTTTATTTCCCTGACTTACCACAATTAAGAAACGCAAAGATCGAAGCTGTACAAGTTTATGCCGCTGGATCAATTACAGCAACGCCGTTAACTGGATCAACCCCAGTGGCGCTAGCTGATTTGAAAAAGTCAAGTTTAACTTTGTACCAGGGTGATTTACAGTTAATTTACAATATCCCACTAGTTGCATTACAAAACATTAGCGACAGCGCTACACCTTTTGTATATGATTTACCTAGTATGAATGATATTGATATTAGCTGGACTAAATCATTCGTATCTTTGCCAACAGCACTAGGCACTACTAACGTGGCGTATAGTTTTGGCGTTTATTACTACTTGTAAAATTTTTATGTTATGGCAGCTTTTAGGCCCGAAATATTTACTATTGATGAAGTCATAAATTTTTATGACGCAGCAGAAGGAAGCGAATATAGAATATTTGCTGGCGTCAACCCGACGCCGCAGTATTTGCGATATAATTTTGTAGGCGAGAAAGAAATTGGCCGCCAGGAATTATTGAACGCCTTAACACAGCTTCGCAATAACATAGAAAACTACAATCCGTATTTAATACAAGTTATTAGCGAGGGAAGTACTGGTAGGGGCCGTTCTAAAAAAGAAAATAGCCCAGTTCTTACCAGTATTTCTTTTCAGCTAAACCGTCCACAGCAACTTATGCCAATGCAGTCAATGTCTGGTATCGGTAGCCCTAGGACAGAAATGCTACTGGAAAAGCTAGTTGAACAAAACCAAATGTTAGCTAGCAGAATAGCAGCTATTGAGGCAATGGACGAACTGGAAGGAGAAGAAGAAGAAGAAGCACCAAAAAGCCCGATTGATCAAATGTTAAGCAGTCCGCAAGTTCAAGAAGCATTGATCGCTGGCGTAATGTCTTTAATGTCTGGACTAATGACAAAAGGCGGTGCGCCTACTGCAATAGCGGGAATAGACGACGAAGCAGAAGCAGTAGAAATTTTAAGATCATTAATGAGTAAAGGCGTTACAATAGATCATTTGAGAAAATTAAATGAAATGAGCAGCGCAAAATTAAGCTCACTATTATTTATGTTGTAATGGCCAGAAGTAATTTTTTAAAAGACAATAGCAGCCTAATAATTGGCCTAGTAGTGGTTTACTTTGGATATAACAAAGTAATAAAGCCAATACTGGAAAGCGTAGGGCTGCAAAAAAGCAGCGAGGAGTTAGAAATTGAGAAGCAGACAAGCAACCCAGGCAGCGCCTGGAACCCAAACTATTGGCGTAAAGGTGGCGCAACTATTTTAAGAAACGCCGACGTTAATAGATTTATAGAAAAGATCTGGAACGCACCAGGATATTTTAGCGACGATTTCGACGCGGTTTTAGGCGTATTTAAGCAGCTTAAAACAAAAAGCCAGGTAAGTTACCTAGCAGACAAATTTAACCAGGCAAAAGGCAAAGATTTGTTAAGCTGGTTACAGGGCGGCGGGGCTTTAAGTTGGCCCGCGGATCGTTTTAGTGCGGAGCAAGTTAACCAGTTAATAAAATATGTTAACGGTTTAAAAAACTATTAAAATGAAAGATAAGGGCAGTTTATTGATATTACTTTTATTAGGTGGCGTAATTGTTTACGCGGCTACTAAAAAGAAAACTAGGCGTGGATCTATTGAAATTGGCCCACTGGATCCAGGTGAATTTATTACGGATCCAGCAGATTTATTAACCGACGAAGAAAAATCAATGTTTGAAATATGAAAAACAAAAATTTAATTTTATTGCTAGCAGCTGGCGCAGCTTATTGGTACTTTTTTATGTATAAGAAAAAAGAAGCCATAAAAATTGAGCAACCAGGTTTTACAGATCAACCAGGTACAAGCGCACCAACAGCAATGCTGCAACCAGCAATACAAACAGAAAGTTTATCAATTACTGATCAAATAATTGAATTTAGTGAGCCAGCTAGGGTATTACCTTACAAAGAGGATAACGCTTACCAAAATTATTATGTTCAGCAAATAAGTGGAGTTAAAAAAATGGGCGTACCGTTCACAATTTAATTTTCTTTTCACCTTTAATTAAAAAAAAATGGCCGACTACAAAGTAACAGCGGAACTAATAAAATACGACGTGAACTTTACAACTTACGACGTAAGTGGGTACGTTACTAGCGACTGTAATAGTATTTTATTCATCAATTATGGATCTAATGCCGTACAGATTGAAAACGTAACATTGCAACAAAATCAAAGTTTACAAATTGAGGGCAATGCTGGTGAATATACAACGCGCCGTTTTTTTGCAAATTTCATAAATTCAGGTGGGTTTAATAACCTAGTAACTGTTAAGAAAAATTATATTCAATAATGCCACAAATAGATTTATCAATATTAAACCAAAGACAGACGCCAGCGTTTTACGCTGATGTTTTTGCCAATAGGCCCGCAGCTGGTTTTATTGGTAGGATCTTTGTATCAACAGACACTTTTGCTTTTTATCGAGATAACGGTACTGGCTGGGATCTAATCGGTGGCCCTGGTACTGGTACAATTACTGGATCTGGTGCAAGCGGACAGATCGCACTTTGGGACGGCGCCAGTACTATTACTGGTGATACTGGACTAACATATAACGGTACAGCCAATTCGTTAACAGCTAGTCAATTTATTGTTACTGGTGGAACTTCAAGCCAATTTTTAAAGGCTAATGGATCATTAGATAGTAATACATATAACACTGGAAGCGGTGCAGTAGGCCAGGTAACATTTTGGAACGGTACAAACGCCATTACTGGCGGTAACGATCTATTTTGGGATAGTGCAAATGGACATTTGGGCGTTAATACAAATGTACCAGGTACAGCCCTGGACGTTCACCACGATCAACCGACAGTTGCAATACTTAATCAAACAGTAGCAACTAACGACACTAGAATAGGTTTTCAAAATAACGGCGTAGGTTTATGGCGTATAGGTGCGTTTTACAACGCTGGTGCAAATGATTTTGGTATATACGACGCTGTTGCTGCAATTCAGCCAGTAACAGTTAAAAAGACAACTGGCCAGGTATTAATTGGCACGTCAACTGTCGGATCTGGTAAATTAGTTGTGGCAAGCACAATTGGCGACAATGGTATCCAGATAGTAGGTGCAACAGCCCCAAGTTTACGAATAGATAACGCTGAAAGCGGCCCTACAAAACGAGTTGGTTTGGGTATTTCAACGGGTGCAAACAATTTTATACAAGGAAGTGTTGACGGTGATTATTGTATTTTTAATGGTAGCACAACAGCTAGTCCAATTTTATTTGGAGTTTCTTTAACTACAAACGTACAAGAAGCAGCAAGATTTAGTGCAGCAAGAAACTTTTTAATTGGTAAAACAACTGATAGCGGTGAAAAATTACAAGTTAATGGATCAATAAGTAGTAATTTAATTACTACAAGTGCAAATAATGTATTTAATAATACAAGTGGACGTGCTATTGACGCAACAAGTGACGGAGTATTATTTGCAAAAAATGGTGGCAGCCACAATATTATATTTGGGGACGGTAATGTTAGATATTATTCATTATTTACACCAAACGGCGCAGCATACGGATCTATAAGAAATTTTAGTACATCATTAGATATTTTAGCATTTACATCAAGCGGAAACGTCGGAATTGGTACAACAGCCCCAGCAACTACATTAGAAGTTTTAGCAGTTAACGAAGGAGAATATTTTAGAGGTGGTGGCGGTACAATTAGCGACAGATCATTAAGATTTAGTAATTATACCGTAGGTGGAACAGTAGGCGTAGGACATAGAATAAATGCCCCCAATGCTGGTGGTGCTTTATCATTTGCAGTTGGTGGAACTGATAGATTAACAATAGCAAGTACCGGCGATGCAACTTTTAGCAGTAGTGTTAGAAGTAACTCACATATGATTGTTAGTGATGGTTCTTCAAGTGTAGTTTTACAAGGATATATAAATAATGCTTTAAGAATTGCAGTTGCTGGAAGTGGAAGTTCAGGAGGTTCAAGAGGTGATTTATATGCCGGTGCAGCTGATTTAAATACAGTAACAACTGGTGCCCCTTCTGGTGGTACAGCTGGTATTTGGAAATTAGGAACTTTTACATCTGGTGCAGCTGTACAAGGTGGTAAAGTAAGAATTGAAATTAATGGAGTAGCTTACGATTTATTAACAACATAATAAAATAATATGAAACAAATACAACCTATTCAAATTTGGGTAAACGGCGGTCAACAAACTGCAAGCCTTTTTAATTTAAGTATCATTAATGACAATTTATTGAATAGCGCGACGTTTTACTGGCAGTTATTAGACGCAGACGCTTCTAAACTAGCAGACGGAAATTTAACAATGGGCGAACCTGATTATGACGTTTGGGGATCTAGCGCAGATATTAACTTGGCAGCGTACCAGTGGGCCGCTAGTCAACTTAACATTACACTAGCTTAATTAATCTTTAAAATACAAAACCAATGGAAACCAAACAAGCACTTGCAATTTTAAAACAAATTTTAGACGCAGCTAGCAAAAGCGGTTTATTTGAAAACTTAACGGCAGCCATGACAGCGGCCGACGCTTACAATGCAATAGCGCGTGAAATATTAAAAGAAGAAAATGGCGACGGATCTGTTATTTAGTATTATAGTTTTTGTAGCCGCTGGCGGTGGCTTTTATTTCACAACTAAAAATAGATTAGATAAGATTGAAAGTGATCTATCTAAACACAATAATACTAATACTGAAATATTAGATCGTCTGGCGCGCATTGAAACAAAACTTGATTTTGTAACTAAAATGTAAAAAGTATGTTTAAGAACTGGAAAACAAGTTTATTTGGCCTAGGGGCCGTAATAACTGGGGTTGCAACAGTATTAAAAGGCGACGTGCCTAGTGGTATTACAGCCATTTTAAGCGGCCTGGGTTTATTTGCAGCAAAGGACAGCGACATTAATTTAAATAACCGTCCATAATGACTAGCCAAACCAAAAAAATATTGGTGGTTACTGTTGTGGCGTTAATCTTATTAAGTAGTACTATGGCAGTAGGAGCAAAGGCCGAGGAATTGATAAAAAGATTTGAGGCCGACGACATCAATAAGTATTTAAGGGCCTACATTGATCCCGTGGGAATACCTACAATAGGGTACGGATCTACCTATAATTACGACGCAAAGCGTAAAGTAAGGCTAGGTGATAGTATTACCCAGGAAAAGGCTGTTGAATGGTTAAGGAAGGAAACAAAGTCAATAGTGCCAAAGATCAAAGCACTGGTTAAGGTACCTATTAACCAAAACCAGCTGGATAGTTTAACCAGCTTCGTGTATAACGTAGGTATAGGCGCATTTCAATCTAGCACGCTTTTAAGGTTACTTAATAGCGGCGCACCAAAGGAAGAAGTGGCGGCCCAGTTTGATCGCTGGAATAAAGGCACTGTAAGAGGCGAAAAGGTAGTTTTACCTGGCCTGGTTAGACGTAGAAAAGAAGAAAAAGCGCTATTTTTAGCATAAGGAAGCAAGTTGGTTAGATAAATTTCAATGGTCTAGTACAAAAAGAAAGCCTGGTATGTCTATACTGGGCTTTTTTATGCCCCTACAAAAATAAATTTGGTAGTTTAAACGTTTTTACTATAATTTTACCAAAGACAAACAAAACCCTAATATATGCAACTTAAAACCGACAGTAAGATCCTGGGCGAAATAGCCAGCTTACAACACAAAATTTTGCGCCTAGAAGCATTACGCGCACTATCACCGTACGAACAATGTACATTTTTTTTCTATTCTAGCAGCGGTAAGTTTTTATCGTTAAACGAAAACGATTTGCCCTTCGATCTTTGTTTTGAAATAAGGATCCTAATAGACGCGGCACTGGAACACTACCAGCACGAAATTAAACGACTAGAAAACAGTTTTCAATGCGACGCAAACTAATTAGATTAGCTGCAATAATATTTTTTGTTGCAGTAAGCGTGCCAGTGTGTATTGCAACATACAGCGGCGCTTATATACTTTTTTACCTATTTAAAATTTATCACTTATTAAAACCAACAAAATGAACGAGTACCTAAAAGATCTAGCCGACGGCTTCGGATCAATGAACAAAGTTGAAAACAAAAAAAACGAAAAGCAACCTGACTACCAGGGCTACTTCAAAGCAGACGGCAAACTATTTGAAATTGCTGGCTGGGTAAAAATTAGCAAAGCTAACAACAAGTACCTATCTATTGCAGTAAAGGAATTTACTGAAAAGCAACCTAATAACGAACTATAAAAACTAGACAAATGGAAAAGCAAACAAATAATTCTTTATTTACTGTCACAAATGATAATGTATTACAATTTAATCAACAAGTAAGACCTTTTAGTATTAGTTTTTATAACAAAGAAAAATCTGTTAAAATTACTATACAAAATGTTGACGATGTTTTTAAAATAGCAGAAGCCTATAAAATATTTTTAGACGAAATTGAAGTACCATATATTGTTACAGAAAAAAATAATAACGAACTTTAAAAACTTTACAAATGGAAGATGTAATCAAATTATTAGAAGATCAAATCAAAAAAATTGATTTAGAAATAGAACATAATGATGAATTAATATATAATCATTATGAATGTAAAAAAACTTTAGAAATTATTAATAAACGATTTGCTGAAAAAAAAATACAAATTCAGGACGCTATTGTTCAATTAGCTTTAACAAATTAAAAACTAGACAAATGAAAATAGATAAAAACGCACCAGCTTTTCCAGTTATGCCAGTCCAGGATCAATTTGGCCGCCTAGTGGCACCAATACCAGGCCTAACAAAATACGAACACGTTTTATTGCAGATCCTTTGCGCCAAAGAAATGCAAAATAATCATAGTAAAATAGGACTGTCAACACTTTTAAGAGAATGTGAAACACTAGCAAACGAATATTTTTTAACCCTAGAAAAAATAGAAAATGAAAAAGAAGCTAACCCAGTTATTTCAATTAACTAACAACCAGCAAGCTGTAATAGCCCTAATTATTGCAGCTGTATTAACCGCTTTTTTACAAAGGATCTAATGACAGACGGACAAAACAAAATAACCTTAGAAGAAAAACTAGCACAGCGAAAATACAAGCCCGATTTCATACCCCCCCCAAGCCAGGTAATATTCACTATTGACGATAAACCCATTGGAACGATCCAAAATTTTATCGTTTTTAGTGGATTACCAAAGGCGGGCAAAAGTACTTTTCTAGCCGCTGCAATAGCTTCTGCATTTCAACCTGGTGAAGTGTTTGGAATGAAGGTGCATTTCCCAGAAGGAAGGCGCAGAATAGCTTATTTTGACACTGAAAGCAGCGATTTTGATTTTTACAGACAAGTTAATAAAATAAAGCATTTCGCTAATTTAAACAACCTACCTACCTGGGCGGACTGTTTTACAGTGCGCGAGGACGGCCCAGGCGAAATAAGGGCCTTAATCGTTAATTATTTAGAGAATAACCCAGATTGCCCGATTGTAATTATTGACGGCCTTTTGGATCTTATTTTTGACTACAATAGCGAAATAGAAAGCCGCAAGCTGGTGAACTGGTTTAAAAAACTTACTAAGATTTACAACTGTCTATTTGTGGGCGTACTTCACCAGGGCAAAGGCCTGGGCGCGCAGACATTAGGACACCTAGGATCAAATTGTGATCGCTGGGCTTCTAGCACCTTAGAAATAATTAAAGATAAAGACAAAAAGACGTTTACATTACAGCCTAGGTTTTTACGATCCAGTGAAGATTTTGAGCCAGTAGTACTTATGAATATTGGCGGCAACTGGCAGCAAATATCTATTGAAGGTGAAAGCAAAAAGCCTGAAATAAAGCACCCAAAACAATTTACAGAACTTGATCATAAAAATATAATTAACCAGCTTATTTACGGCCCTATTGCTTACAAAGATTTAATTGCAGACATACAAGAGCAACACGCAAAAGGTACTAACTGGGCCAAACAATTATGTAAGATCTGGATAGATAAAAAATATATTTACAAAAACGAAGCAAACTTATATGAAAAAAGATACTAAACGCTTTATAGCTTATATGCTTATGCACAAACATTTTAAGCTAGTAAAGAAGGGCGCTAACTGGCGCATAGAATACAACGGCGTTTTATTACAGCCAAACGACATTGAATTTTTAAAGTTAATTGCAAAAAAAAGCGGCCAAAAATTTGACCGCCTGGACAAAACAGTTAACCCTAATTAACCGCTTATTTTCCTTTCGAAACAAAGATAATAAAAAATGGAATATTATACAGCAATTATTTTTTTTGAGGATCACAAAGAAATTACCCCAAAAAAATACCGAAACATTAACCGCGTAGAAAATTTTATTGAATTTGCGCGCAAAGTTGGTGGACATTATGTAAATTTATACGAGAAACGTACGAAAAAATTTTATTGCCGCGTCTGGTTGAACACTTAAAAAATTAGCAGCAACCCAGCACGCCGCCGAAAAGCCAGCCTAGCGCTGGTTTTTTTTTGCCTGGTATGTATCGCTTAAAAAGTGGTTTAAATTAAAGGTGAAAAGAAAATAATTTAAACTGGTTTAAGTGGTTTAAAATAGGTGGTTTAATTTTTATCTTTGCTAGCCCAGGCGTACGCAAAGATAATAAATTTTAAACTAAAAGTTTAACCAACGCACACTATTTTTAAAAAAAAGTTTTTTTGTTTGAAAATCGAACAATTTTTCGTAACTTTGTAAGGTATGGCAGCAAAAAAATGGCTGGCGGCCCTAGTGGGTGCAGCAGCAGTTTACTGGGTTTACAGCAAGTATCGCTTTTCACAGGGCGTTAGCTTTGTAATTTCTAGGGTTGGCCTGGGTGGATCATTTTTAGATCCACAAATCAATATCGAGGTAACAATTTACAACCCCACAGCATTTAGGACAGAATTAAGCAATTTAAGGGCGCAGCTATATTTAGCAAGCGGTTTAAAGGTGGCTGATGTGTACTATAACAATAGAACGGTAATTTTAGCCAATAGCCAGGCAGTTTTGCCGCTGGTGGCTGTAACTACCTTAGAAGGTGCAATAACTTCAATTCGTGAACTTATTAGGAGTAAAAAAGCAGATTTTCGCCTGGCTGGTACGGCCCAGGTGGACGGCGTTTTATTACCTTTTGATATAAAATATAGTTTTAATGGTTTCTAGAAGCGCAGTTTTGGAAAAACTGGCGCCTTTTAATAACTTTAAAAAGGTAGTTAGTACGGATCAAACAGTTACCGACATAATCGACGGAATTGTTAACACGCACTATCAATACCAGGACGAATACGACAAAATAAGCCAATATTTTGTCGGTGAAAGTGAACTGGAAACGGCGCGAAATATTTTTAACTTCTTAAAATCAAACGTACCTTACTTTATTGAAAGTAACAATAAGCAGACGTTAAGAAGCCCTAGCGCCATTATAGCTTTAAGACAAGGCGCTGACTGTAAAAGTTATGCGCTGTTTGCAAATGGAGTTTTGGATAGTTTAAACAGAAAGGGTATTTTCCAGGTACCCTTAGCGTTTAGATTTGCGGGATATAAAAATAATACCAGGGAGCCGCAGCACGTTTTCGCTGTTATGTACCCAGGAACAAAAAAGGAAATCTGGATCGATCCAGTTTTACCTAGATTTAATGAAAAAAGACAACCTAGTTTTTTTAAAGATAAAAAAATAAAAATGGCACTAATTGCTTTAAGCGGCGTCGGTTATACAGCAAGCGACAAACGCGCAGAAATGGAAGCGTATAGGGATAAACTGGTAAACGATCGCGATAGGCTTTTACAAGCTGGCGTAATTACCCCAGGATCTAGTAAAGAATTGCAATATAAAGTTGCAATTAACAAAGTAACTAATGCGCTTCAAGATTTACCAAGCGTTAACGGTATTGGTGAATTTGACTGGCAAAATGCGTTTAGTAGTTTAGTAACCGCGGCGCCAGATATTATTAGGGCTTCGCGTCCTGGTGGGCAAGATCAATTTCAACAATTTGATCAAGGCTTACCAAGTTTGCGTCCTGGACAACCAGAACAAAGACAAGGTATTAACACCAACACAATTTTGTTAATAGGTGGTGCGGCACTAGCAGCCTTTTTAATCTTTAAGAAAAAGTAATGTATTACGGTAATCAAAATAAAATTGGAGTAGTGCCTATTGCAGCTGTTGTTACAACGGCTATAAAGGTATTGCCTGGTTTGATCCCTTTTTTTAGGGGCGCTTTTCAAAGCCCAGCTGGCGACGCCAGGGCTGTAATTAATGCAGTTAAGCAACAAATTACAAGCCAGGACGCTAGGACTAGATTAGGCACTGTAATAGCTGGAAGCCAGCAAAATTTTAGGGCCGCTGATGTGGACGTAAACGAAATGTTATTTTGGTATAGACAAAACTATCCAAATGATTATATGGAATTATTGCCAGAGGATAAATTATTTT